GCGACGCGGCGCCTCGGCATCGGCAACCTGGAAGCGCTGCGCCGTGGCTATGCCAATGGCGGCTATGTCGGGGCGATGGGCATGCCGAAAATGCCCGCGATCCCGAGCGCTGCGGCACGCCAGGGCGGTGGGGGTGTGAACGTCGTGGTCAACAACCATTCCGACTCGCAGGTCACCACGCGCGAGAGCACCGGCCCGGGGGGCACCAAACAGCTCGAGGTGATGGTCGAGCAGGTGATACAGAAAAGCCTGTCCCGGAACGGACCCGTGGCGCGGCAGCTGCAGGGGACCTATGGCTTGAACAGGATGGGCGGGCGGCGCTGATGGCAATCCCCTCCTGGCCGGCGAGCGTGCCGAGCAAGCCGCAACTGTCGTCGTGGTCGATCGACCAGCTCGCTCGGCCGTTGCTCGAAACGGACATGGACGGCGGCAATGTTCGGGCACGGCGCAAGTTCGTCGATGTCATCGCGCAGATGCCCTATGCCGTCCTGATGACGGTCGCCGAATACGCGACATTCAAGTCGTTTCTCCTGACCGATCTCGGCCAAGGCGCGGCTGAATTCACGATGCCTGTCTATACGGGCACGGGCTGCGAGTCGAAGACGGTGCGCATCATTGGCGGCGCGAATGCCGTCAAGGTGCAGCTGGTCGGCTCCCGGCGCCTGGTCTCTTTCAGCCTCGATGTCAGGGATCTCTGATGGCCGACTTCTGGACACCCGAATACGCGATCAACATGGCGTCGGACGATAAGACGGACGTTGCCATGGAGACGCTCGAACTGCACCATCCGGCCTTTGTCGAGGACGGGCAGCAGATCGCCGTCCGCGCCGTCAACCAGCTCAAGGATAAGGTGCTGACGCTCGACCTCGGCGCGCCGCTGCAGCCTGGCCAAGCCGTCACCTTCACGGCCATTCCTTTCCTCTTCGACTTCCCGAGCTTCGAAGAGGGGCGCGCGCCGGAGGCGACGGTTACCGTCGACAATATCGGCCGCGAAATCGACAAATACCTGGACGCGGCCGAGACGATGTATACCGAGCTCGTCTGCATCTATCGCGTCTACATGTCGTCCGACCCGACAACGGTGGCGTTCGGCCCGTTCCGCTTCGTCATGCGCGAGGTGGACACGAAGGGTGCAAGCGTGTCCGGCAGCGTCACCGTTGCGAACGCCCAGAACCTCAAATTCCTGCGCCGGCTCTACACGTCGGATCAATTCTCCTCGCTCTTGGCGGTGTCGTGACCGACCGTCTCGCGCGCCTCGCGGCGCTGCTTGGGCGCCCCTATGTCGTCGGGGCGAACGGGCCTGACGCTTTCGACTGCTACGGGCTCGCCAGCTACGTGCTGCGCGATGTCTATGGCGAGCACTTGCCGGCGGTCGAGCGCAGAACCAATGAGCCGCGGGCTACGGCGCGAGCCATCCTTGCGCACCCTGATCGGGCGCGATGGACCCGCGTTCCCGAGCCCACCGACGGCGCGCTCGTGCTGATGGGCAATGTCGACGGCCGAGACATCCATCTCGGCGTGGCGGTGGCCGACGGGCGGCAGATGCTCGTTCTCCATACGGACGAGCCGAGCGGCGTCATCGCCGACGACATGATGGGCCTCGCAGTGCGGGGCTTCAACAACATCAAGTTCTTCAGCCGCAAGGCAGATTGATCGCTCCATGCTCGTCGTTCGTCATCAACTCGCCGACCCGGCGGGAATGCCCTTGCTCGTCGTGGCCGAAGCCGAGCGGCGGCAGCGCGAGACGATCGCGCGCTTCGTCAAGCGGCAAGGATGGACCTTCTACACGCTGCCGACCGTCTGCCTGGTCAATGGGGCGCCGGTGCCAGTCGCTGAATGGGAGTACCGCAGGCCCCGCAAGCGCGACGAGGTGGTGTTTCTGTCGAGGCCGCTGAAACCGCCGGGCGGCGGCGGTGGTGGATCAGCGGCCAAGTCGATTGGCGCCGTCATCGGGCTGATCGCGCTCACCGCGATCGCGCCTTGGGCCATGGGCGTAATCGGCCTCACGGGCACAGTCGCCAATATCGGCGCGGCTTTGCTCGTCGCCGGCGGCTCCATGCTGCTGACGCGGTTCTTGACGCCGAAGGCCGGCGGCCAGTCCGATAAGAAAGACGACCTCTATTCGATTTCTGGCGGCAGCAATCAGGCACGGCCGTTGCAGCCCATCCCGGTCGGCTATGGTCGCCGCCTCGCCGCACCGGATCTCGCCGCGCCGTCCTACAGCGAATATCAAGGCGACGACCAATATCTCTATCAGCTCTTCGCGATCGGCTGCGGCAAGTACGACCTCGAAGAAATCCGCATTGACGACACGCCGCTGTGGACCAAGGCCGGCGGCCTCAATCCGTCTTTCCCGAATGTCCAGCTGCAATACTGCGATCCCGGCGATCGGGTCACGCTCTTCCCTGTGAACGTCGTCACGGCGTCGGAGGTCTCCGGCCAGGAGGTAAAGCCGCAAGACGCCTGGATCGGCGGCTTTGTCGCCAATGCCGCGGGGACGCTGGCGCGCGAGCTCATCATCGATCTCGTCTGGCCGGGCGGCAATTTCGACACTTATCAGAACAAGCTCTATCCCGTTCCGACGCAGGTCGAGGCGCAGGCGGCGCTCGTCGATGACGCCGGCGCGCAGATCGGCGATTGGTTCGGGATTCTCAACAAGACCTATAACCTCGCCAAGAACAGCCAGATCCGCGTGACTGAGCGCGTCGGCGTGCCGCCCGGCCGCTACATGGTCCGGCTGAGGACGACGACACCGGTCTGGCAGGGTGATCCGAACCCCTATAACGGCGGCAAGTCGACCGTGACGAACGCCTTCAACTGGTCGGCCCTGCGCGCCTCGATCGACGGGCCGCAGAGCTTCCCCGGCGTCACCGCGTTGGCAATCAAAATGAAGGCCGATGCCGTTCTCTCCGGCCTCTCCAGCCGCAAGATCGGCACCATTGCGACGCGCATCATTCCGGTGTGGACGGGTATTGCCTGGGCCGAGCAAGCGACGCGCAATCCTGTCTGGGCGGCGCTCGATATCTGGTCGAACTCGGACTATTCGGCCGGGCTCAACCTTGCCAATGTCGATCTGCAGACGTTTACGACCTACGCCACCTATTTCGACGCGATCGGCCACACCTTCGACCATGTCTTCACCGACCCCGTCTCGGTTTATGAGGCGCTCGAGACGGCATTGCGGCCGGGCCGCGCCAATCCGGCCTTCATCGGCGACCGCATGACGATGGTGCGGGATGAGCCCCGCGCCCTGCCGCGCATGCTCTTCACCGATCGGGAGATCGTCCGCGGCTCGCTCACCATCAACCGGCGGCTGCTCGATGAGGAATTCGCCGACGGCGTCGTCGTGCAATATCTGGACGAGCGCGTCTGGCGGCTTGCCGACGCGCCCTCGGCGCCCGGCCTCGTCAAGCCGGCCTCGGTGCAGGTCGACGGCATCACCAAGCGCGAGCAGGCGGTCGGCGTCGCCCGCTATCTCGCGGCCGTCAACAACTACCGCCGACGGACGGTGACCTTTCAGTGCGAGCTGGAGGGCCGCATGCTCAAGCGCGGCGATCTCATCGCCGTTCAATCCGAGCTGCCGCAGACTTGGGGCCAGTCCGGCCGCGTCACCGCCTATGCCGCGGCGACGAAGACGCTGACGCTCGACCCAGCCCCGCAATGGGCTGGTAGCGGCAACCACTATGTCGAGATCCGCCGCAAGGATGGTTTGCCCTTCGGCCCGGTGCGCGTGACGCGCGGCGTCGACGACGGCCATGCCGCTTTCGTTGGCGCCGATCTCGCCGCCGTCGAGGGTGCGCAGGGCATCACCATTGCCGACGTCCTCGCGCGCACGCCGACCATGGAGCTGGCGAGCTTCGTCTTCTCGGTCGGCCAGCCTCAAACCTGGCACGGGCTCGTCACCAAGGGCACGCCGAATGGCGACCTCATGGAGATCGAGGCCGTCATTGACGACCCGCGTGTGTACGACATCGACGAGGGCGACGTACCGCCCCTGCCGAGCGTGCCGACCTTCCTCAACCCGGGGCTGCCCGTCGTCACGACGCTTTCGGCCCAGATGCGGCAGGAGGGCACCAACTGCATGCTCAATGTCGGATGGGAACCGCCGGCCGGTGCTGCCACCTATGCTGCGCAGATCTCCTATGATGCGGGCGAGACCTGGCAGGCCGTGTTCCAGGGCAGCGAGACATTCTTCAAGGTCTTGGTCAGCCCATCGAACCTGAAGGTCAGGGTGCAGCCGCGCACGGTCAATGGCCTGCCGGGGCCGTGGAGCGTGGTCGATGTGTTCGCGCCGGAGATTGAGATCAGCAACAGCTTCGTGCGGATCAAGCTCGACGAGAACGATCTGCGGTCGGACATCGATAGGTTCATCACATTCAACCCGCTGATCCAGGATGTGGCGGATCTTACCGGCGAAGCGCATGTCATCGCCGATGCGGCTGACGGCAAGGCGCGAGCCGCCATCACGCAGATCGCCGAGGTGAAGGTGACCTCCGACAAGGCGCTCGCCATCTTCGGCTTCGACGTCGTCGCCGAATATGACAATGAGGGCATCACGGTCGGCGAGCGCCTTACGGCCGCGGCGGACGCCTATGGCAATCTCGTCGGCTCCTACAAGGTGACGCTGACCTCTGCCGGCTACCTGTCGGGCTTTGAATCGATCACCGCGACCGGCGCGCCGGGGCAGGTGGTCAACGAGTTCCGCATCTCGACGGACAAGTTCCTGATTGGTCCGCCGGCCGCCGTCGGCGTGATGCCGGAATATTTCTTCTCAGTCGCCTTCCGCAACGGCGCGCAACGGGTGTCCTTGCGCGGCGATCTCGTCGCCGACGGCACCGTGTCGGCCAATGCCATCCAGACGGACAGCCTCTCGGCCATCTCGGCGAATATCGGCGACGTGACGGCAGGCGTTCTGCGCGGTCCGAACAACAAGATGCGGATCGAGCTGAGCAACGAAAGGATCCTCATCAGTGACTAATCGGGTGGTGCTCGGCCGTCATCCGGCCGGGCCGATGGGCCTTTTCGTCTCCAAGCCCGGCGTCGACGTTCTGGGCGTGGGGCCGGCCGATCGGGGCAACCTGTCCTTCTCCACGGAATGGGGGCAGGTGGCCACCATCATTGCGCAGGGCATCGTCTCGCCGGGTGCCGTCGTCACTATGCCGCCGGGCACCGACTATTGGCCGGCGGTGTGGTGGTCGCCGGTCTCCGGCAATGTCGTCCAGCCGGGCGCTTGGTGGTATGCGGAGAACGCTAGCGGCTCGACCCAGCGGCTTTGGGGGACGATCTATCAGCTCGTCTATCTCGGCGGCAATCCGTGTCAGCTTCGCTGGGACGACACGGCGCCGGCTAATCCCGACATCACCCGCGCCGGCTATTTCGACATCAAATATGTCGCCTTCGGTCTGCGGGTGAACTGATGGCGACCCGCGTGATCATCCAGCCCGGCTATCTGGCGATCAGCCGGCCGGGCTTCGACGCCGGCTCGGGCCGCCCGCCAGACATGCTGCTCATGGCCGGCATGCGCTTCGGCCAGATCATCGAGACCGGCGAGTTCGGCCTGTCCTATACGACGGTTGCGCCGTTCTATTATTATGGCTCAGGGAATTTCAGCCGGGTCTATCCCTACACGCCGCTCGTCTTCACCAAGATCCGCGCGGCCGACGGCGGCTATTACGACCATTACACATGGTTCGACGACACAACTTATAAGATCGCCTTGACCGTGACGCCGAGTGGCATCTCGGCCCATGGCGACATGCTTCAGCCGCCGCAGCAATACCGTCCGGCGAGCATCCTCTATGTCGTCTATCGGGGGCCTTCCTGATGGCGCTTTCGGTCTTCTTCAACGCTGGGGACAAGTTCCGCGTCGTCGCCGACACCGTGAACGTTGGCGACGATCTCGATCCGCGTGTGCTGTTCTCGCCGGATTGGCAGGGCGCTCTTGTCGAGTATCACGAATATGGCGTCGGCGGCGATGCAAGCAATGTCTGGGTGCCGTTCTCAATGAGCTTTGCCCGGCCGCCAATCGTCGTGGGGGGATTCCTGGCCAGCGGGCAATTCTACTCGCCCTATAGCGAGATGTTCTACACGATTAACACCGGCCAGACGGTCGCGCTGAAGCAGGTGTTCCTGCATGTGCTGACGAATGGCTTGTCTTTCTCGGTGGCCGGATACGGCGGCGGCACCTTCAAAGCTTACGTGATGGGGAATTGAATGGATATTCTGATTGCAGGCGACGCGACCGGCCGCATCGTCCATGTCGCGCAAGCCGACGACACCGTCGCGCTGCAGGCGGTTTACGAGTCGCAAGGCCAGCCCTGCGTTGTGCTCAGCACGGATTCCCGCCGCTTCTATCTGAAGAATGGCCAGCTCGTGCCGCGGCCGGAAAGCCGGGCGGTGCTGTCGGCGGCCAAGGCCCCGGCCGGCAGCGGCGTGACACTCTCGGGCGCGCCGGTAGGCGCTGCGGTCACGATCACCGGCCCTGTGCAGGCGAGCATCGAGAGCGACGGCGAGCCCGTCGCGCTCACCTTTCTCTTGGTCGGCCTCTACACGGTCACCGTGGAGCATTGGCCGGAGCGTGACGCCAATTTCCGCCTGGAGGTGACGCCATGAGAACCGTCGTCATCGCGCCCGATCTTGCCGCCTTCAAGGCTTTGGCCGAGGCCGCCATCGACCGCGCCTATGCCGCCGACCGGGCGGAAAGCCTGGCCAGTGAAGACGCTGTGACACTGGCGCAGGCCCAGCGCGTGCTCGACGGGGAGGAGCCGCTGCCAGAATTCGCAGCCGAGGCGAAGGCGCGCCGCCTCAAGCCGGCCGATCTCGCAGCGCAGGTGCGCGACCAGGCGCAGGGCGTCTACCAGCGCAAGCTGAAGCGCGTGCAGGCGAAGCTCGCCGTGCGCGCCGCCAAGGACATTGCCGCGGTCAAAGCGGTGCTCGATCGCGAGGGGGTCGTCTGACCATGCCGTCCGAACAGCTCGTCTATCCCTATTACACCGGCACCAACATTCCCGGTTCCGGCTTCAACACGACCTGCACGGTGACCAACGGCTCGGCGACGGTCACCGGGCAGTTCACCATTTGGGAAACGGCCATCGACAAGGGCGACGTGCTCTTCGTCGGTGGCAATATGGGCTTGGTGCTGGACAGGGTTTCCGACACTGAGTTGACGCTGACCGGGCCATGGGCCGGTGAGAGCGCTGAGGCGGCGCCCTATGCTGTTTACCGCAACAACTCCTATACCGACCCGCGCAACTACGGACGCCGCCTGGCGGAATATCTGACGAAGCTGCGCGGCATCCCGGACGACATCGACGCCTTTCTCGCACAGCTTGAAGCCCTGCGGGACGACATCGACGCCGATGCGGCGCAGGTTGCGGCTGACAAAGCGGCCGCCGAAACGGCGGCCTCGACGGCAACCGGCGCAGCGACGACAGCCACCGATGCGGCGGCGAGCGCGCAGGGCTCGCTTGAGGCAATTCAGGCCATCAACTACGGCGCTTTGCCGGCAGATCCGATCACGCGCCCTGATGGCTCGCCCATTCAGGAAGGCGACCAGTACGTCAGGACGACGGCTCCGAAGGGGCTGAGGGTTTATTTGGACGGCTCTTGGACCGTGGCGGCGATGGATGCCAATGGCGCACTCGTCGCAGCGAACAACCTGTCGGATGTCCCAGACAAGGCCGCTGCCCTAATAAACATGGGCGCCGTTGCGACAGTGACTGATCGGAGTGAACTTGCGGCCCTGAACATCGCCAGCCACTCAATCGTATTCCTGGCCGAGACAGGTCTCGCCGGTCTATTTGAGTGGATTGCGGGGGACAGATCAGCGGAAGTCGGCATCGATACACTTCAAGGAATTTTCGTTGCGCCTGCGTCTGACCCGAGTGGCGAATCCGGCGTCTGGATGCGCGTCTTCTCCGGGGCATATAACATAGCGTGGTTCGGTGCGGCCGCTGGCGGAGACTGCTCCCCAGCGCTTCAGTGCGCGATCAACCTGGCCCGTGATCACGACAGCATTTATATCCCAGGCGGGGTCTACCGGCCGGCGAGCACCGTTACGGCCGTGAAAAACCGGCTGACGATTTTTGGCGATGGCAACGGCAGCTATCTTTGGCTCGCTAACGGCGCCAACTGCGATCTATTGAAGATCGGCGACAACACAACGTACATCGAACACGTGACCGTGCGGGGCCTTTCGTTCGATGGAAACCGATCCAACAATATACAGGGTGACGGTGTCGTTGTTAATGGCGTGGGGCATTTCAAGTTAACCGGATGCGTTGTTCAGGAGATCGCTGGGCGAGGCATGAACGTAGACGGAATATTTCCGCAGCAGATAAGTGGGTTCCCATGGGTCACTGACAACTTCTTCGGCGGCATAAACGGTGATTGCATACGTTTCGGCCAACAAGTCTATGGAGGTATGATTTCGAACAATGCAATTCGTGATGGCGGCGCCGGTGGCGCCGGTGCCGGCGTCTATATGTTTAACAACATGGAAAATATGATCGTCGGCAATCAGTTCGACGAGTGTGAAGTCGCAGTGAACGTTCAGTCCAGCGAACGTATAACGGTGACTGGGAATTTCGTTGAGAATACACATACTCACGGCGTGGTTTTCCAGGGTGGAAGTTTGGACAGCGTCATCACCGGGAACATCGTATCCGGGTCGAGCAAGAGCCAGCCGAACGTCGGCGATGGCATCGTGCTCGCCAACTCGCAGCGTATCGCCGTCTCGGGAAATAGGGTTCTGTCTGAGTGGGGCATGGGGACAGGCATCTCGGAAACGGGATCCTCCGACTTCAACAGTATCACGGGAAACCTTATTTCAGGCGCGGCGCGTAGCATCGCGCGCGTCGGTCCGCATACGACAGTGCAGGCCGAGGGGGTTGTGTTCGAGGCGACTGTGACGGGCACGAACGTCACGGGCGACGGTACGGTTTACCGCATCAACTCGGGGTGGGCCGTCGTTCGGGACACCGCGAACTCTTTCAACGGTACCAATGGCGTTTTCACCGTCCCGATCACCGGGACATATCAGTTCGACTTCACGCTGATCCTGACTGGCATGGCCGCTGGGCATACTAAGGCGATCACGTTTTTCAGGCGAAATCCAGCTTCCCCTATCTTCTATAACGCGTGGTCCGGCAACGTGTGGGATAGCCAAGACAACGCTTCGCAGACGGTCGTCCAGGGAAGTCTGAACGTCTACCTGAACGCCGACGATTTCATTGAGCTCGACATCGCCGTCTACGGTGGCGCCAAGACGATCAGCTTAGCGTCTACGTCCAGATTCACAGGACGACTTGTCGGGTAAGTTAGCGCGTAGGGTATCGCTCTACGCCGCCCCGCGTGCTATCAAGCCAGTCTTGTTGATGGGGGGGGTGTATGAACGATCTGCGCGATAGGTACCGCATGCTGCCCTCAGGCGCCCGAGGGAATGCCTTCGAGTACGTGGTGGAGAAAGCCATTGCGGCATACTGTGTGCCGGGTACTGCCGCCGTCGATGCGGGTGCAAATTATGGCGCACACCTCTACAACTTGCTGCGCGCAATTGGGCCGTCCGGACATGTGTGGGCCTTCGAGGCCGATCCTGAGATTGCCGAAGGATTACGCGCTTGGCTCCCCTCTAATCCAAATCTGACAATCGTCCACGCTGCTCTTACCGACTATGTCGGTGAGATCTCATTCGGCGCAACGGATGCAGGACATAAAGGCTATGGATCCATATTCCCACCCAAGGATGGCGCCGTCGTCGAGAATGTGCTGACCGTCCCAGCGACGACACTTGATGCGTTGCTGGGCCAGGAGACCCTTCCCCTGTCATTTGTCAAAGTCGACATAGAAGGTGCCGAGTTGCTGTTGCTGAAGGGGGCGAGGGAGACCTTGCGGCGTTGGCGTCCGGTCATCGCAATGGAAATTGACTGGGGCATGCATTTCGATGGAAGGCCAGACCGTGAGGCGGCCTTTTTCGCCGAATTTCGCAGCCTTGGATATGCACTCTATAGCTGCTTTGGGTCTCCCATCACAGCGTCTAGTCCGGGAGACTACGTCGCTCTTTTTGTCCCAGCGGACAAGATACCCGCTGACGATATATCCCGCCTATGCGGGGAATGGATGGCGGAGTTCATAGAGCAGAAGCCTGATTGGAATCCATATCAGAAGTTCGGGTGAACTCTCACTAATCATACAAAAGCCGAACGTTTAAGGCCGCCCTTCGGGCGGCTTTTTTTCATGGAGACATCGTCGGGGGTAACCGCTTAGGCGCAGCGATCTGCCCAGCGGGGTTATGGTGCCGCTCCCGAATCAGCGGTTCTCGGGGGAAGCCGAGACGGCCGATCCGGGAGCGCGGAGCGCTCCCCAGACCGCCCCGCAAGCAGAATTCTCCCGCTTAAGCTTGCCGTCAAATCACAAAAGTTGACGCGAGTGGCCCCGGCGGTGCCGACCCTGGGGGGCAAGGCTTTGGCACGGCCGGGGCCTGCCCTGGGGGCAGGGGCGGGCGGAAGCTGGACAAGAAATATGGCCATGGCGTGACGTGATCACGGCCGCCTCAGAGCGACTCCCCGCCGGAACGTCTGCCGGGTATCGTGCGTCCCTTCGTCTGCCGGCTGCGCGATCAACGCCAAGTTCGATCTTGGCGGGGTTTTCACGGAGACTTGGCTATGCTCCGGTTGAAGCTCAGAGTGTTTGTGGCGGGGTCTTCAGTCGGTACCGTTGACCCACGGATGTCGGTACTGATCATAAACGGCCTGTGTTGGCGCGGGGAAGCCTGGATCGGCAAACGAACCAACGCCGACAGCAATGAGGTCCGGCTTGCGCTGAGGCTCCCAAAAAACGGTCGAGCCGCAATCAGGACAAAAGTGAAATCTCACCGGAAAGCCGCTATCGGACTGACGTGAATAGCACTTGCTCGGGCCTTCTACTCGAACACTCCGCCGGTCAAAAAAAGCGGCAACACCGTAGGTGCTGCCGGTCCGCTTCTGACAAGCAAGGCAGTGACACAATGATACTTTTCTCGGCTCGCTAGCGCAGGTCACGCGGAGGCTTCCACAAGCACAGGTCGCCAGTCTCGCCATGGCGGTCTCCCTTTCTTCACCATGTCTTCGGAACCATCAAGGCCACGGCTCGCCGTCAGGGGCGGTCGGCATACGGCGGAACATCCACAAGGGTTCCGATCAGGCGCAGCAAAGCCTGATGTTCCGGCCGGTCTGCGCCCTCGTTCAGGAACGCTCCCAACTCAATGTGGGAGAGCCTGCCACCCGACGGGGCGTTGGGTTGATGGATCACGAAGGCATGACCGCTCGTCGGCTCACGCCCTAGGAACCAAGTGTCCCCGTTCGGACTGCGGTAGAGTTCTCGTCTTTCGGACATGCTTTCGCGGCTCCTGTTCTATGGCATCATAGGAGCAGGCGCGGCACGGCGACAGACCTGCTAGGCGCGCCTCGCGTTCAGCATCGTTGGCCAGAACTGGCTTGGCTTTCTGCCGCCCCACCGGGCGGCTTTTTTTCATTTTGGAGACCCGCATTGAAACTCGTGCCCAACTGGCAGCGAGTGCTTCGGCATGCCTGGAGCATTCGCCTTTTGATCCTCGCCGGCGTCTTGTCCGGCGCTGAGGTCGCGCTGCCGCTGCTTGGCGGCGTCCTGCCTATCCCAACCGGCGTGTTCGCCTTCCTGTCAGCTACCGCCGCCGGCGGCGCCTTCGTGGCTCGCCTCGTCGCGCAGAAAAGCGTGTCTGGAGATCACGATGAAAACCCGGAGTAAGCGCGCCACCGCGGCGCTCGCCTCCGGGCTCGGCCTTATTGCGCTGACGGTGACCTATCTCACCCAGCCGTGGGAGGGGACGAAGAACCTCGCCTACTACGACAGGCTCGGCAGGGTCTGGACAGTCTGCACGGGCGAGACGAAGGGTGTCAAACCGGGCGACAGCTACACGGACGATGAGTGCCGGGCGATGCTCTATCGCCGGCTCGAGAACGACTTCCACCGGCCGCTGCAGCGCTGCATCACGGGCTTCGACGCCATGCCGACCAGCGTGCAGGCCGCGATGCTCGACCTTGGCTACAACGTCGGCGTCGGCACCGTCTGCAATTCGACGGCCGCGAAGCGCGCCAAGGCGAAGGACTGGCGCGGCACCTGCGAGGCCATGACGTGGTTCAACCGCGCGAGCGGCAAGGTCGTCCAAGGCCTAAAGAACCGTCGCGAGAACGGCGACGCCCACCGCATCGGCGAGCTCGAGTTGTGCCTTGGAGGGATCCCCGGATGATCGACAAGCTTCTCGGGGCTTTCTGGCCCTATGTGCTGCTCGCCTTCGCTGTCGTCTTAATGGGCGCCTGTGGCTACGGCGCCTGGCAGCATCACGCGGGCTATGTCGCAGGCAAGGCGGAGGTCACTGCCGCAGTCGAGCGCGCCACGAACGCCGAGCGCGAGCGCCAGTTCGAAGCGAACACCAAAGCCCAAGCCGAAGCTCGCGAGCGCGAGCAACAGCTCGCCGCCGAACGCGACCGCCTCCAATCCATCATCGAGGATAATGCCCGTGAGGCAGATCAAGACCCTCTTCGCGATTCTTGCGGTATCGGCCCCGATGGGAGCCTGCGCCTCAACAAGCTTCGTCGCAACTCGCCCCTCCCTATCTCCCCCACCGCCCAGCATTGAGGTGCCGTGCGCCGACCCTGCGAACCTGCCCAACGGCGGGCTCTCGCAGCGAGACGTCGAGCGCTTCTGGAGCAAGGACCGGGTGAACCTGATCCAATGCGGTGACCGTCACGCGGCCTTGCGCGATTTCTACAGAGGGCGCGACGCAGCCCTACGCGAGAAGCCAGCCAAATGACCGGAGTAGACCTGTCCGCCTGGCAGGAGATCGGCATCGTCGTTGCGATCGTCGTCGGGATAATCGGCGCGCTCGCCGCCGCATTTAGGCACCTGCAAAGCCAGATCGGCGAGGTGCGCAAAGACTCCTCCGATACAAGGCAGCGCGTCGACGAGTTCCGCGTCGAGGTGGCCAAGAATTACGTCACCAATAGCGCTATTCGCGAGTTCGAAGAGCGCATGGTCGCCGCCATCGATCGGCTGGCCGACCGGCTCGACAGGCTGTTCGAGCGCACTTCCCCCCGCACCAGATCATAGACCGGAGGCATTCATGCCTGTCCGCATTTACGCGTTCGCGACAAGCGCCGCCTGCATGCTTATGGCTCGGGAGGCTTGATGCTCCCGACAGTGACGGAAGAGCAGGCGAGGGCGGCTGTCGAAGCCCTCTCAACGCACGGTACGCAGGTTGCCGCGGCGGCAGCCCTTGGGCTGTCCCGCTCGGCGACGCAGAACCGTCTCAGGCGCGCGGCCGAGATGGGGCTGATGGGCACCAAGCCGGTGCTGCCGGGGTTTGCCATCAAGAGCATCGCCAGCAGGACCGACGATGGCGTGTGGGTCAAACAGACCAAAGCGCCAGGCGAAGCTTTCGAAGTCCCCGAAGGCTTCGCTCACAAACGGATATCGAATCTGTCCGACGGCCAGGGGCGCACGATCGCCCGCTGGGACATTGTCGAGCAGGACAAAGCCTCAAGCCTCGCCGCAATGCGCGCTGCGGTGGATGCGTTCAAGGAAGAGATCCCGCGCGCCGAACCCGTCCCGGCGCCGCAACAGCGCAGATCGGACCTACTCAACCAGTTCACCGTCACGGACCTGCACTTCGGGATGCTGTCCTGGCGCGAAGAGACCGGCGCCGACTACGACCTGCGCATCGCCGAGCAACTGCTGCTCGATTGGTTCGCCGCGGCGATCGACATGGCCCCGCCAGCGGCAACGGCCATCCTGGCGCAGCTCGGAGACCTCCTGCACCACGATAGCCATGAGAGCGTGACTCCGGCCCACCGGAACGTGCTCGACGCTGACAGCCGACTGCAGAAGATCATTCGCGTGGTCGTCCGAACGTTACGGCGCGTGGTCGGAATGTTGCTCGCCAAGCATGAGCGCGTGCACATCATCATGGCCGACGCGAACCACGACCCGGCGTCTGAGGCGTGGTTGCGTGAGATGTTCGCGGCCTTCTATGAGGACGAGCCGCGGGTGACCGTGGATAGCTCTGCCAGCACCTACTACGTCTACGAGCACGGCGACGTCTCACTGTTCTATCACCACGGACATCGCCGCAAGATCGGCAACGTGGACACGGTGTTCGCGGGCAAGTTCCGCGAGATCTACGGGCGCACCAAATACAGCTTCGCCCATCTCGGCCACCTGCATTCCGACGAGATCAAGCCCACGAACATTATGAAGATCGAGCGGCACGAAACGCTCGCCGCGCCTGACGCGTTCGCCGCAAACGGCGGGTGGCTATCCGGCCGGTCCGCCAAGGTCATCACTTATCACAAGCGGTTCGGCGAGGTGTCGCGGTGGGTGCTCTCACCGGAGATGGTCGCCGGGTGGTCGGATGACGGAAGGGTCGCAGCATGAGCCGCCAGCCAAACGAGGGGGGCATGCGCTTAGTGATCATCGAAAGCCCATACGCGGGCGACGTCGAAGCCAATGTCGAGTATGCCCGCCGAGCCGTGCGTGACAGCCTAGCACGCGGCGAGGCGCCGATAGCGTCCCATCTCCTCTACACACAGCCGGGCGTGCTCGATGACGACGTGCCGGTGGAACGGCAGTGGGGCATCGATGCCGGCCTCGCTTGGCGCAGCGTCGCCGAGGCGAGTGTTGTTTACACGGATCGAGGCATCAGCCGAGGAATGGAATACGGGATTGCTGCCGCGCAAGCGGCCGGCATTCCCGTGGAGTATCGCACAATAGCGGGGCACGCATGACAGCCCCGCAGATCATCGGCCTCATGGGCTATGCCGGAGCCGGTAAGAGCGCCGTGGCGCGGATCCTTTGCGATGAGCACGGCTTTGTATCGCCCCACATCGGCCGGCCACTTAAGCGCATGCTCGCCGCGCTGCTTGAGGAGATAGGGTACGACGCGGCGACGATCGCCCGCTACATCGACGGCGACCTGAAACGCTCTGTCATCCCGGAGCTCGGTGTCACGTCCACCGAGGCGCAGCAGACGCTCGGCTTGGAGTGGGGCAGGGACTGCATCCGGCCGGATCTTTGGCTGTCGCTCTGGCTCGCCAAGGCGGACCGGAGCGTGTCGGCCGGCGGCCGTGTCGTGCAGGAGAGTGTGCGCTTTGCCAACGAGGCGGAGGCCCTGCGCGCCCGCGGTGCCATCATCGTCGAGGTGCGGCGACCCGGCGTCGGCCCGCACTCCGACCACGCGTCAGAGCGACTGCCAGCCGAGCCGGCCGCGGTCATAAGTAATGACGGCGATCTGTTAGACCTTAGTAGTAGAGTTAGAGATGCGCTGAAAATACATGAGGTAGCATAGTAAGTGCAGCTTAACCGTAACAACAGAAAGCAATTGAGTTAACGCTCGCCACCACGTTACCGTTCCAGCCCTGCGACAAAATGTTACTACAGTCCCGTAAATACCTATTGCACTACCGCACGATCGGCGCATAAAACGATCCGTTCGCGTGAAAAGGACGCGGATCGGGATTGGAAGCCCGACCGATGCAGGACGGCGCTCCCCCATGGGGTGGGCGCCGCGGGAGACGCGTGAGAGCGCGTCTGCCGGTGTCCTGCACATCGGTCTTCCAACCTGCGGTGGCCTGCCCCACCAGGGCGGGCGGTGTGGGGCGGGAGCGCTTTTCAAAATGGATTTGATAAATTTCGACGGGGCGGTTGTGCCGGCCCCGGCGCACGACCTAATGCGCCTCGTCAGAGACATCTGCGACTGCATGTTCATCATTGGCCATGACGGCGCACGGGTTCACGCCGAGCTCGCCATGACGTTCGATCTCCATGAGCGGCTGATGCAGTTCTGGGAAGATGTCTGCGAGCCTTAGGCGCGTTCTTTATTTGTTCCAAATTGGTCTCGTGAGCGGTATGATGCCGGACCGTGGGGCAGGAGGTGACCATGGCCCGGATTACATATTTCGTCGTGCAGCCGTTCGAAAAGAATGACGAGGGCGAGATCTTCTCCGTCGAACCGCGTGAAGCACGGGACGGTGGCCACGCGCGTCGACTCGGCTTGCAGCTCGCGGCCACTCACGGTGGCGCCGTATCGTTCAGCAGGACGGGCGACCCATCACTGGGCGACTGGGAGGATGCCGAGGTTATTGCGAGCTTTGGCATCGTGCCGGACGACCTATCGATGCTGAGTGGTTGAGCGCAACGTGCCGTGGGCCCTCAGCCGTAAACGCGAGCAGGCGGACGTCGGTCGGTCACGCGTAGCGCAATTGGCGTGGCAATCAACGCAGATTAACGATACACTCTGGTCCATCGGCCGAAACCTCGGGGGGAGGGCGGCATGGTTGGACCTTTGCTGCGCGACACATTTGACACAATTAATTCCATAGAAAAGGCGCGGACCTCTGAACAAGTTTCGCTGCTGTTATTAAATCTAGTCCAGCCGTATGGTGCAGAAGCCCTATTGTGCGGCATCATGCCGAATATGGGGGTTTCGCAATATCAGGAACTAAGAGCCCACGTTCTTATGGAGAGGTGGCCACGGGAGTGGGCCGAGCGATATTTTCGCTTGAACTACTTGGCGGATGACCCAGCAATTGCAGGGGTCAAATTGTCAAGCGGGCCGTTCATGTGGTCGGCGCTCAGGGAGCGATACGCCGACAACCCCAAGTCCACCCGCGTGATGAACGAAGCTTCGGAGTTTGGGCTTGCCGCGGGGTTTACGGTGCCGCTCCAGACGCTGGACGATCAGAAGATCGGTCTCTCATTCGCTGGGCCCCGCATCGAGATGTCGCCGAGAGAGCAGGCGTCCTTCAACCTCCTTGGAACCTATGCGGTCGGCCGAGTTCTTGCTCTCCAGGCGGGCCAACAGCCGCCGGTCAAACTAACGCCACGTGAGCGAGAGGTGCTGCACTGGGCAGCCGAAGGGAAAACCGAATGGGAAATAGGCGCCATTCTCGGCATCTCCGAACATGGGGCCGAAGCGCATATCAGAAAACTGCATCGAAAGTTGGGGGCAACCAGCCGGGCGCAATTGGTCTCTCAGGCCATCCGTTGCGGCTTAATCCAGTAGACTCTGGCGCCGCCGGCGCTAGGAGTGCAGCGTCGGCGGAGCCTCTTAGGATAGTTTTTTGGCGCGCTCGGGGTCTTCCCATCCCAGCGCAGCCCCGATCCGTTTAGCGCTCTCAATGACCTCCTCAAGGCCCTCGATGCGCGTCACGCGGCTCCCGATCTCTGCCTCCACGTCAAGGCTCAGGGCCCATAGTCGGAGAACCAACAGATACTCTCGGAACGTCAACGCCCCCTCCACTGATCGGTCCATCGACGCGGCTCAACTTGCCAGCTGGTACCGGGCTTCATCGGAGTCGGACAGTACACTGCCGAAACGGCCACTGGTCTCGTGCAGGCGAGATAGCGTTCTTTGGTCGAAAGTGGCGGCCACGGCGATGACTTCATCGCGGCCCATTGTCTGCGGAAACCCAAGAGGTTGGACGCGGAAATGGAGTTGGACAAGCCGGAGCAACCACAGTGGGTTCATTTGGATCAAGATCGTATCGACGCCCGTCCCAAGACCCCACTCAACGATTCCCGTGAGGAGCGCAGATGCAATCGGGCTGAGGTGGCGGCCTCTCTCACGGTGGGCCGGGTCAACGCAGTAGCGGGTCCACTCCCAGATGTTGGGCCCTCTAGGACGTTCCACTTCACACAGATGGGGTAGCACGTGCGAGAGAAGATGCGGCCTAAGCGTCGAGAGCATCCGCTGGTAGCCTAACACCCGACCTTCCTGAACATAGAGCATATGCACCGCATGCTCGTCATCAAACTGATCAATTTCTCGGCCATCTTCCCGACGGAGGTCGTCCCATCCCATGTTTTCAACAAAGACGTTGTGTCGCAGGCGGAAAGCCTGGTCCAACTCTGAACGTAAACTCTGCGTTTCATGTCCTTTTAATATTTTGATCATCGAACTGCCCCTACGCCCAAGAATGTAGCGTGGGTATAGTAAAGTGTTAACCATACTAATCAGAAAGGTACGCGATCGCGTACTTGTCACCCCTTTGGGCAGGCGAGGACAGGGCTAATATCCTACATAAGCCTTACATGAAGCGGCCAAATTCCTGTTGACTCCGGGCGCCAAGTCAGATTGTTTTCCCGCGGGGTTAGGGGGGAATTTTTTACAATGCTGAAAGTTTTGGCGGCTGTTGCCGCGGCAAGCCTGCTTGCTGCGTGTGGGACAATTACGCGCGGGACGACCGAGCAGGTTACAATTAACTCAAACCCGCCAGGTGCAGAGGCTCGCACCTCATTGGGGCAAGTCTGTACGGCGACGCCTTGCACCTACGCGATCCCGCGCAAGTCAGACTTCATCGTCAGCTACTCCATGCCTGGCTATCAAGATCTGCAGGTGCCGGTCGCGACGAGGATCGCTGGCGGCGGCGCGGCCTCATTCGCCGGCAATATCCTCGTTGGCGGTGTGATCGGTATGGGCGTCGATGCCGCGACCGGGTCTTCCTTCGAGCACTATCCCAATCCGGTCATGGGTGAACTCGTACCCGTTGAGACCAGGCCCGTGGCAAAGCGGCGGCATAAGCGGAAACTGGCGTCTGGGCAGGCGGCGGGGACGTAGGTTCATAGGGGGCCGCCGGCCCTGGCGTGAGGAACGTTAGCTTGGGCGGTAAGTGTCAAGGCATCGGGAATTCTCAACAGGGTAGGAAGCGGAAGTCTGACAACTGGATTTTCATCGGCTATTCCATGCCGAGCGCCGACTTCGAGGGCAGGATGCTGCCACCTATGCAGTGGTGATGGATATCAATGAAGGAAATAGCCAATGCCTGGTGGAGCCTTGTCTCTGCCGGGATGGGTGCAGGCGCCGTTTTAGCCTTGCAGGCGCTCTGGCGTACGATTTACATCGACGTCGCCAAACGTATCACCTCCACGATTTGGGGGATACGCATAGTTGATGAAATTACCCCAAAGTTTCTGCGTCACCATCTGTGGAGCGGGACTTGGGAAGTAACGTGGGTTGTTAAGAGCAAGAACTTCTCGCCAGATAATGCCAAAGTCGGACGTCTGTATCGCTGTTTCAATATGATTGCGCTTGAGGGGTCGGGTACCACTGCGGCGGGCGATAAGATTCCCTACGCGTTTGTTGGCAAGCTAAGTCAGGACGGCTCCATCGTCACGGGGACTTGGTTCGATCGGCGCGGTGCTGGAGGCTATCACGGCGTTTATCAGTTGGTCGTGGCGGGGAGCGGAAACACGGCGGTGGGATTATGGGTCGGATTCTCAAGATCGAAGGTCGCAGTAAGGTCGGGAGAATTGAGGTGGGTCAGGATCAGCGACTAGCCGCGCAATCGCAGCCGTTCCCGAGCGATCTTGGCACAATGCCCACCCCGTGTCACAGGGTGGTTTGACCAAGGCCAAGCTTAGTTCGAGCCGCATCAAATCAGAAGAGACTGGCGCTACGCCGGCTCGCCACCGTCCTGCTTCACGCCTCGCGCGACGATCTGCAGGGCACCATCCGGTAACGACCGCTGTAAGGCCTTTGCCTCGTCCCAGGGCGCCCGCATCCAGATCTCGCGCTCTTCCTCGGTCGTGAGGATGACGGGCATCGCCTTGGGATGGATAGGTGCCACATCGGCATTCGGCTCGGTCGTGAGGAAGCCGTATAGGTCGCAGGTGACCTCGCCCTCTTTGACCTTCCTGACGCATGTCCAATTGGTCCAGATGCCGGCGAAGAAGGCGAGCGGACGGCCCTCGTCGAAGGCGAACCAGATATCGCCGCCGGCCGCGGCGTTGAACTCGCTGAATGACGTGAGGGGCACGAGGCAGCGGTGCTCCGGACCGAGCCAGCGACGCCAATGCTGGCTGCTCACGTTGCGGATGTTAGTCGTGCCCTTGTCGGGCTCCTTTTTGAGCAGTTCCTTGAAGTCGACGGCCTGCCCTTTGGCCTCGAGCTTCTGCGCTCGCCTTTGCGCCGCTTCCATCAGCGCCTTCTGAGACGAGGGCATGCCCCAGCGCGCCATTGCCAGCTCGCGCCCGTCGGGGCCGGTGCGAACGATCGGTGCGAGGTAATCGGGAAAGACACCTGGCATCGGCGGCAGGTTGCCGGTGCGGTCCACCATGGCACGCGTCAGCTGCAGGATGCCCTGCTGGTTGCTCGTCATGCTGTAGAGGTTGCACACGGGTCATCCTTTCCGTCCGGCGGTGCCTCGCCGCCACACCATCCAATGCGAGCCCCGGCCGCGCTCGCGGGGGTCGAACGGCTCTCCGCCAAAATGGTCCAAAAACAGCTTAGCGTGCTCGGCTTCGGCGAAACAGTAGACGCGGTACCACTCGTTGCGATGTCGCACCTCATGCCCCCGCGGAGCGAGCGACAACGGCGTGCAGAACTCGCGGATTTCAGTGAAGCGGCTCCGCGCGGCCTCGCCAGACATCGCCACCTGATGCGGCCAGCGCCGATCCACCTCTGCTGGTGAGAGTTCGCCCTTGCGTCGTGACATGTTCACACCGACGCCGCCGCATTGCGCCGATCTGTGTCGGCGCTAGGCGAGAAGATGACCCGCATGCGCGTCTCGCGGCAGTGCGGACACCAAAGCCGGGTCCCGAGGCGAACGAGCGGGAAGGATGGGCCCTTGGCCATGAGGAGCGTGTCCAGATCGAGCTCGGCCGAGTAGACGCACTCGCGCCGTCTCTTCATGCCGTCTCCCTTCTCGCTGGCGCACTTCACATGGATGCGCCACCCGAGCGACCACGCCTCACCCAATGTCTCGACCGCCATGGCCAGCCTCGTTCACGTCTCCTATTCTACATAGAACAGAGCATGAACAAATCACAGGTCCGGCGTGTGTCGAGTCGGCTCGCTGCGGTCAGGTCTTCTTGACGAGGGGCAGCCAACGCCAGTCGGCGTATTTGTCGCCGGTCTGGCGCAGATGGGTGTAACGCTGGAGGCTCCCCCACGACCGATGCCCAGATACGGCTGCCACGTGAGGAATGTTCCAGCCTATTTCGAACAGCCGAGACACCCCATCGTGACGCAGGTCATGGAAATGAAGGTCGTCGATATTGAGCAATTTGCAAGCCCGCGTGAATGCGGCGCCGATTGCGTCTGTCGAGTAGGGAAATATCTGATCTGCCAGACGCGGCGTGGTCTGAACGATGCCGAGGGCCTCCTCCGGGAGGTCGCACCAAACGTCGTTGCCAATCTTCTGCCCCGGGTTCTTCATGTCGCGGACCAGCACCCGCTTATGAGCCGCATCGAGATCTCTCCATTCAATGCGGGTGATCTCCTCCATGCGCCGGGTCGAGAAGATCGCAAAGGCAATGATCCGGTGCATCGGCGCTGCGGTTGGCGTGCGGATCTGGCGTTCTGAGAAGTGCGTCATCAGCCTCTCAAGCTCGTCGAGGGTAGGGCGCCTGTTCCGCTTCGCGCTCTTGGCGGTTATTTCCATCCGGCGAAGCACAGCCTGTGCGTCGCGCATTGCATCCCGGTTGAGGCGGTACCCCCAGGCGGGTTGGGCGACGGCGAACACGGCCGCCAGGTGCGAAAGGTAATTTGCCACGGTCTGTGGCTTTCGGCTTTCGGCGAGGCGCTCCGCGAACGACACGATATCAGAGCTGCTGACGGCGCCGCAGTCCAGCTGGGCGATGTCGTACTCCTTAATCGATCGAAGCACTTGAGTTTTGGTTCTGCCGATCGACCTGCGGGAGGTTTCTGTATATCGATCGATGGCGTCGGCTAGGGTGACGTCCGGCCTCTTGGCGCGATCCAGCGCCCCTGGCACGGCGAGTTCCGTCTCCCGTTTCCGTATCCACGCTTCCGCCGCCTGTTTCCGGTCAAAGGTTTGGGCCTCCCGGTGGACGATGCTCCCGTTTTGCTTCTTGAGAATCTGGGCGGTATAACCCGTCGTGCCGTCCTTACGTCGGCGCGCAACGATGGTTCCCAT